GAAGAAGGCTCTGCTAATACGCTTAGAGATTTATTATCAACTTACGAAAAAGAAATGCAAATTTCTGATGCAGTAGTTGCACAAGCAGCAGTAGATGCTCCTAAGAGTGGGTTTGACACAAACCATTATTACTCTATTGCTACTAATGAAGACGGTAGTGTTGCATTACAAACAGCAGATGATGCTGATATAGATGCAAGTAATTTAATGGGTGCAGACGCAGTTAGTGCTAAACCTAATAGAGAAGGTTATTCAGGATACTTAGTAGGAACAGGCTCCGAAGCTCCAAACGGTGCACCATTTGGGTTTGGCATACAATTTCCAACTAATAACGAAGACGGCGACTACTTTTTACGTTCAGACTTTTTGCCAAATAGAATGTTTCGATATGACGGCGCACGTTGGGTTAAAGTTACTGACGATATTAGAATGACACTAAGTAATACACTTCAACGAGCAACACAGAAATCGTCGTTTATTAATAACACTAATACTAATACTATAGACGGGGTATCTGTGCCTGAGCGACAAAGCTTGTCCAAAGCACTTAAACCTAAGGCGGATAATTCATAATGCAACATTTTTACGATGGTCAAGTAAGACGGTACCTTACACAAATGATGCGAGTACTTGCAAACTTTCCTGTACAAGACGGAAAAGGCGGGCAAAAAGAAGTGCCTGTTACTTACGGTGATTTATCTCGTCAAGTAGCAAACATCATTAGAGAGAATAGCGAGAACAAGCTACCTAGTGCGCCACGTATTGCTGTTTATTTAACAGGATTAGAGTTAGATAAAGATCGTCTAACAGACGCAACATATACACGCAAAACAAATATTAGAGAACGTGAGTACGACACTGTAAATAAAGAATATTTAAATACTCAAGGTAAAAACTATACAGTCGAGCGTTTAATTCCTACTCCTTATATGATGCGATTAAATGCAGATATTTGGACAACAAATACAGATCAAAAATTACAGTTATTAGAACAAATACTTGTATTATTTAATCCTAGTCTAGAAATGCAAACTACAGATAATTTTATTGACTGGACTAGTATTAGTGTTATTAATTTAGAAAATGTAACTTGGTCAAATAGAAGTGTTCCTGTTGGTATCGATAGTGAAATAGATATTTGCACACTTACATTTACTATACCTATATACATTAGTCCACCTACTAAAGTACGCAAGATGGGCGTTATTACAAACATCATTACAAGTATGTTTGATGAAACTCTAGGTACTATTGAAGACGGCGTAAGTAAGCCTATATTAAATGCATATGATGATGTGCCGCGTCCTGGTGTTACTGAAGGTAAATTTGGAAGATCAGCACAATCATCTACAGCAGCAAATATGGCTAATGTTAATTATGCAACATGGGGTGCGTTTGTAAATGGAACAGAAGCTCAGTTGTTTTCAAATGGCATAGTTGGTAATAAGAACTGGAGAGAGATATTCGAAGTTCTTCCTGGAATGTATGCTGCTGATGTAAGTCGAATTTATTTTACAAATAGCGATAATGCTAAAACAGTTACAGGTACATTTACACTACATCCATTTGATGAAGGTAAAATAGCAATTAATTGGGATGCTGATAGTTTTCCAAGTGATACTGTAATAGATGCTAGAACTAGTATTGATTATATTATTGACCCAACTAACTATAATCCAACTGCTATCAAAACTAGTGGTGTTAGACTGTTACTATTAGATGATGTAGGTAGTGCTACTGCAACTCAATCTCCGGTAGCATGGCAAAATGCAGATGCTAGTGCGCTAGTTGCAAGTGCTAACGATATTATTGAATGGGACGGTGCTAAGTGGAATATTGTGTTCGATGCAAGTGCTGCAACTGAAATTACATACACTACCAACTTAAACACAAGCGTACAGTATAGATTTAATAACAACGAATGGTTGTTAAGTGTAGACGGTGATTATCCAGTTGGTACATGGAGAATTGAACTCGGCGGGTAAGTACATGTATGAACGAAATGATTACTTGCAGTGGAGCACTGTTTTACACACTAGATACAAATAGATTTTTATTCTTACATCGTGCCCAAGGACGACGGAATAACTTATGGGGATTAGTAGGCGGCACTAACGAAGGTGCTGAAACTCCATGGGAAGGTCTTAAACGAGAAATAGAAGAAGAAATTGGATTTATTCCAGAGATTAAGAAAACTCTTCCTTTAGAAAGTTTTATTTCCCCTGATAGTAGATTCTATTTCCACACATACCTTTGTGTTATTCAAGAAGAATTTGTTCCTAAGCTTAATACGGAACATGACGGGTATGCTTGGTGTAGCTTCACTAAATGGCCCAAGCCTTTACATCACGGGCTACGCAATACACTCCAAAGTAAAGTTAACTTAACTAAGTTAGAAACTGTTTTTAAAACAATTAATTTACTTGACAAATAACCTAAAAGATAGTATAATAACACTATGAAAGTACTAGTTCTTGGTGATGTAATAATCGACAAATATATCTATGGCACTTCAGAACGACTAAGTCCTGAGGCTCCTGTGCCTGTTGTCAAGTATCGGCGTGAAGTTGAATCACTTGGAGGTGCTGGACTTGTTTATGAAAACTTAAAAAGCCTAGGTGTAGATGTAACACTGTTTGAGACTGGGCAACCTAGTAGTATTAAAACTAGAGTAATTTGTGACGGACATTATATTACACGTATAGACAATGACATAAGTGCAGATGGTAAGGCGGTATTAGAAACTATAGAGTTACAAGACTTTTCAGAATACGAGTATGTTATATTAAGTGATTATAATAAAGGTGTACTAGACGAGTCGCTTGAAATTATCGAACACATTAACAAATTTAATTGTAAAATAATTGTAGATCCTAAAGAACATGCAAATCAGTATAAGGACGCATGGCTAGTAAAGCCCAACTACAAAGAGTTTGACGAGTTTGGATTTACGTTTTGGCAAAGTAATATTATTACAACTAAAGCCGGGGACAATGTTGTTGCTACAATAGATAATGTAGATTACAATATTCCAGTTGAATCTGTAGAAGTATCAGATGTTACAGGAGCAGGAGATTGTTTCTTGGCCGCATTTGTATACGGATTAACAAAGCAATACAATCATAAGAAGTGTTTAGAACTTGCCGTTAAAGGTTCTAGGGAAGCAGTTAAGCACGTAGGCACACACACGCTTACTATAAGCGATATAGAAGAACGCATAGTGTTTACTAACGGAGTCTTTGACATACTACACACAGGACATTTTGAGCTACTAGCTGAAGCAAAATCGCTTGGCGATAAACTAGTTGTAGGTATTAATAGTGACGCAAGTGTAAAGCGTCTTAAGGGTGAAGACCGGCCTATTAATGATGCTGTAAAGCGTATTAGACAATTAGAAATATTGCCTTGGGTTGATAGAGTTGTATTGTTTAGTGACGATACACCATACGAATTAATTAAAAAATTAAAGCCGCACGTTATTGTAAAGGGCGGTGATTACACAGTAGAACAAGTTGTAGGACACGATTTGGCTGAGGTGCATCTTGTGCCTACAGTTGAAGGATATTCAACAACACAGATTATAGAGGCAAGCAAATGAAAATATTAGTCACAGGAAACAACGGCTTTATTGGTAAAAATATTTCACATTACTTACAAAGTAAAGGTCACGAAGTAGAAGGATGGGAATGGCAACCTGGTGTACTTCCTAGTACAGAAGACTTTGACTGGTGTATACACACTGGTGCAATTAGTAGTACAACATACACTGATGTAGATCAAATACTAGAGCAAAACTTTGAGTTTACTGTTAGGCTTGCACAGATATGCGAAAACTTTGGTACTAATTTACAATACGCATCAAGTGCAAGTGTATACGGTCCTACTACGCATTTTACAGAAGATGGCAAGTTACTTCCAGTAAGTCCTTATGCATGGTCAAAGTATTTGTTTGACAGATTCTTAAATCAGTATCTTGAAGAGTTTCAAATTAAAATACAAGGCTTCCGTTACTTTAACGTATACGGGCCTGGGGAAGAAAATAAAGGCGATCAAGCAAGTCCTTATACTAAGTTTACTAAGCAAGCAAAAGAAGATGGTGTTATAACACTGTTTGAAGATAGCGAAAATTTTAAAAGAGACTTTGTTTGTGTCGAAGACATTTGTCGCGCACACGAACTTATGTTTGATTCGGAATCAACTGGAATATTCAATATTGGTACTGGCACAGCTACTAGTTTTGAAACAGTAGCAAACGCAATTGCTACAAAGCATAACGCTGCTATAAATTATATTCCAATACCTGAAAATATAAAGGCACAATACCAAAAGTATACTTGTGCAAACTTAACTAAACTTAACAATGCAATAGATATGCAATGGACATCAATAGAGGATTATATCAATGGAACCAACTAGATTACAAGGCGTTGTACAAAAAGGGTGGGGCTACGAATTAATTTGGGCTACTAATGACAAGTACTGCGGTAAAATTATGTTCTTTGAACAAGAAAACGCAATGTTTTCAATGCATTTTCATAAAGAAAAAGATGAAACATGGTTTGTAAATACTGGACGATTTAAAGTACAATGGATTGATACTACTAATGCTGCGTTATATGAAAAAGAATTAAAAGAAGGCGATGTTTGGCATAACCCACCTTTGCAACCGCATAGACTAGTTTGCTTACAAGCAGGCTCAAGTATCACTGAAGTTAGTACAGCAGACAGTGTTGAGGATAATTATCGCGTTGCGCCTGGAGACAGTCAAAGGTTATCTTCTGAACAGCCCCCAACTGTCTAACAGCGTATTAAGCTTGCGCTTCGCCCCACCTAATAATAATATTTGCATCAATAGCTGATCCAGAAACTTTATAAACATTAATAGCAAGTACATCAGGTCCATTTGGATATGTTCCTCTGCCACCTAATGGTGTATTAGTAAGCTCTTTAAGATCGTTAAGATCTAGTGTTGAACGCTCACCCGGTACAGCAATGAATGAGAAGATAGTCTCACCTGGTTGTGCAAACGGTGGTTGTACAAATTCAAGTGCTAGTGTACCTGAGTTAGCTTGTAATGTACCAGTGAATGCATTGTTAAACGTTACTTCGTAATAGGCAGTGCCGGCGTAGGACAGTAATGTAACAGAGTTAATTTGAGTGTTTGCTGGAACTGTTATGCCATTGTTGCCGCCGGTAACAGTAGTACCAATTTTTCCAGCTGATGCGTCAAACGATGCTACAGTAAAGTATCCGTAGTTTCTGTTTGTGCCTTCAACATTAAAGGATATAGTATATGCATCTACCGTGCCACTTGACACGCCGTTTGCCCGTTTGCTTAGTCTAAAATACCCGTAGTTACCACTGTTGTCTATATAACCGCCGTCGATAGTAGTGTTGCTTGGAATGCCTGAGCCAGTAATTGGTTTACCTAATACTAAGCCGATATCACGTTCTCCAAATACAGCCTCAAAATCATTAGCACTTACGTTAATGTAGTTAGTATTATTACCCCAGTTGCTACTTCCACTGTTTATTGCGCCTGTTATATTTGGTACTGAAGTTATATTAGCTGTTGTTGCTGCTGCACCTGTACTCCACGTAACACCACCACCGGAAGCAATTTGTGCAAAGCTAGGTTGTCCACCTTGAGCAACTCCGCTTAGACCTGACCAACCAACGTCATTTGGGTTAGTTGGATAGTTTTGAGGATTAAGCACTCCTTCAATAACAATGCCGCCAGCGCCTGATTCAGATGTAACTTCTAATCCTGTTAACAATAACTGTGCTCTGTTTAATAGTTCTCTTGTTCCTAAATCTCCAATAAGTGCGTTTGATACACTAGGAGCCAATCTAATCATAAATGCTGTTTGTTTAGTTGTAGTAACTTCAACAGCAGTTTCTGCGTATGAGAAAATGTAACCACGATCTGAGTCAAAGCCGCCGTCTGTAATAAACGCACTACCCCAGTGACTAATTAACGGAGTAATTGTTTGTGATATTAATATTACTCCTGTTCTATCAGTGTGTGTAGCAGCTACGGCTGCTGTATAACTTCTAGTTGCGCCAGCTTGGAAGTTTGTAAATGTTGCACCTCTAGTTAGTCCTGTTAGTGTGTTGTCTGTTCTTCCAGTAAACGTCATAATTTCGTTATCAACATAAATGGTGCCAGCATTTGGAAAGAAACTTCCATCAAACAATTCAAGAGTAGTTTGACTATTAGTCATACCTGCTGCCAACTTCCCGCTCGGGCCTTCGTTAGTAACTTCATATCGCACTGGCAAGTTACCTGAACGCATAAATGCTTCTGTGTTTACGTTTGAGTTACGCATTCTGTGGGCAAATACAAAATTACCGTTTGCGCCACGTAGCATATAATCAATAAATCCAGCACCATACCAACTGTACTGAATACCAATCATTTGCATTTTAGCAATATCAATATTATATCCACTCGGGCCTGTGCCGTCTAGTCTATCTAAATTAAAGTCTCTTTGCTTTACTTTTTTATCAGATACTAAGTTAATCTTTGCACCTGTAATGTTTACTACACCGCGCCAGTCCGGAGTAACTGTCATGCCAGTTTGACTATTAACATGCGATACAACATGTGTCATACCTTTAATAACAACTCTATCGCCA